TTTGCCACTTATCCTCCTTATCCGTCAAAGTAAACAGTTGCTGAGTTACATTGAGTTTCATCAAAAGTTACAAATGCACCGTCTTTGTACAATATTCCATCTTGAGGAATGTTAACTGTATTAACGTCTCCTGCAGTTGCACCTGTTCTAACTGTTAACAAAGCTGTTCCTGTTAGACTTCCATCTCTAAATAAAACACTTCCGATAGATCCACCTGACTCTGCATTCACCTGTCTTACTCTAGTTCTACCTTGAAAAATAGATCCAAAAACATCCGCTGTCATTCCTAAAGATACGTTAGCAGCAGGTTGTGCGCTAACAGTAGCAGAAGTTATTGACAAGAAAGCTGTAGTAGTTCCAGAAGAAGTTTCC